AACGATCTATTGAAATCGGTTATGGCAGACCCTACGGCATCCTTGACAGACAAGTGCAAGGTTATTGACAGGGTGATTAACATAGAGAAGATTAAGCAAAAAATAAGTGATGAGGAATGGGGGAGCGGGTTTGCTACTCCAGATGAAGATAGTTAATCATGTATTACCAAGGGGATAAATATGGATGCAGTAGATTTGATGAAGTTTGTACGTCTGGCACTTGAAGTTGTTACGGATAGGTTGTTGACTATTCTGGGCTTAACTATGTCGTTTGTACTGGCTTGCTGGACGATGACAGAGCCTACGATGGAACGATTGGGGATGAGTGCCTTCTTTGCCTTATTTGCTTACATGATCGTGAAAATTGAAAGGAAACAAGATGCGCGACCCGAAAACGCTTGAACTAAAAAGTACCGTTCCAGGTGCGGATAATCTCAATTGGAGCCAGAAGTGGGCAAAGTCTGTAAGGCCACAAGTTCCTAGGGACAATAGCCAAATGGGACAACCTTCATGGACCCCTGGAACCATGCCTAAAGGCGGGTACAGATCCATATTCCGCTTTGATGGTGATACCGACACCAAGATCAGCAATACGGGTAAGCCTGGACGCAAGGTGTACTAATGGCTAATAACATTGCGTTTCAGCCTATGGGCAAGACGTACAAGATTACGGCTAATAACGCTGGTCCTCAGATCATTCAATTTGGTGCTGATTCTCCTGTAAATCAGTACCTTTTGGTGAGCCATGAGGCAGCGGCAGGACAACCCAGTTATGTACGCATTAGTGCTACTTCTGCCAACGCAACCGCTCCTACGTCAAATACGGGTGGTTATGGGATACCTATCCCTCCGTTGACTACTATTGTGTTTACCGGACCTCAATGCAGCGCAACCGCTAATGTATTCTTTTCGGCTATAACTGAATCTGGTTCTGCTGAAATTTACATTACCCCTGGAGAGGGTTTGTAAAGTGGCAACAGCAACAGAAGTGGATCTAAAGATTGAAGGTCACATTGATAAATGTGAAATCAGATATGAGGGAATTCAACAAGAAATGAGGGCAGTAAATGCCCGTTTAAAACGTATTGAAGAAATTGGCATTGCGGCTGCTGGAGCCATAATTTTGCTATTAATTCATATTGTTATTAAAGGTTAAAAATGAAACTACTATTTCTGCTGCTGTTTATCATTACCAATGCTTCTGCTATGGAATTGGCAGTCTGTAATGGGGAGTTTGCCCTGTGCGCTGCTTCTAGTGCTACTGCTACCGGTAAGAAGATGAACGTCAATGGTAAGACTTTTGACCAAGGTGTAGCGGTATGTCCGGTGCTGACGGGGAAGAGTGTGGCTGATCTGTCTTTGATGAGCGGCTCGTGCAAGGCTCCTTTTGGTAAGGTTTGGAGCCTGTTCTCTACGGCAACCAGTTTCCCTCAAGGACCATCATGGAACACGGTTACGGCAGTTCCCAGGACATTCGTAACGGGTGCAAAGCCTACCGAGAAAATGAGCAATATGTGGTCATTCCTGTGTGACAAGAGGCCGGTAAAGGTCAATGGGGTTCAATTGGCTGATTGCTATGGACCTTTGAGTGAGTCTCCTTGGACTTCTACGGAAGTTCCTACTGGCAGCAGGGTGGTTACAGAGGCTCCTGAAGGCTCGACCTATAGTGTTGGCGGGAATCTACCAAAGGAAAAATAATGCTAGAACTCCTTGGAATTGTGTTTGGGGGTGCATCTCGTCTAGGTCAATACTGGATGGAGGCTCAGGACAAGGAAAAGGAGAGGGTTCATGAGCGTGAGATGTTTGATAAACAGGTTGCGCTACAGGCTCAAAAGAGTGATGCGGAGAAGGATCTACGCCGCATGGATGCAGATGCAGCCAAGGATACGGGAGAGTTAAATGCATTGGTTCAGGCTATTTCGGCACAGGGAACTGAGGCTACGGCTGCTGGAGGTTGGGTACTCTCCCTGTCAGCGTCGGTCAGGCCGGTTGTCTCATATTGGCTATTAGGCATTTATACGGCTTCCAAGGCATCCATCCTGTATCTGAGCCTGTCGGGTGGAGTTGGCTTTGCAGAGGCTCTACGGGCTTCTTATACGGAATTTGACGGTGCTTTGTTGGGTTCCATCATGTCGTTCTGGTTTGCTGACAGAAGTCTGCGTAAATCCTCAAAATGAGTGATTGGCTGGATCTTGCCATCCCTTTGGTAGCCCACTTTGAGGGTTGCCAGAAGAAGCGTGATGGTCTTGTTTATCCCTATTTAGACACTTTAGCTAAACCTCCGGTCTGGACTCGGGGGTATGGGAGGACGTATGGAATCACCGAAGGAAGCCCTGGAATCACCCCAGATGAAGCCAGAAGAGAACTTGGAGCAGGACTTTCCGCTTATGCCGTTAAGTGCCTCAAGCTGGCTCCTGCCCTTGCAACAAGGCCGGAATGTCTCGCCGCTGTCGTTAGTTGGTCATGGAACTGTGGTATCGGTGCGTTACGTTTGTCACGACTACGAATTGCAATCAATGGGGAAAAATGGGAGACAGCGCAAACGCTTCTTAAAAAGCCTAGGACTGCCGGTGGTGTAGAGTATTTAGGATTAGTCAGAAGGCGTGAGGCAGAGGCTGCGCTATTTGAAAGAGGTATCAAAAATGGCTAGAAAGAAATTCCCTAACCTTTCTGTCGGCAGGGGTGAGAAGTTGCCGGTGAGTAAGGGTGCTGGACTCACAGAGAAAGGTAGGGCAAAGGCCAGGGCTGCTGGTAGCAACCTGAAGGCTCCTACGAAAGATGCTTCCAATCCCCGCCACAAGAGTTTTTGCGCTCGTAGCAGGAGTTGGAATGGTGATAGAGGCAAGGCTGCTCGTAAGAGATGGGGATGCCGATAGTCATTTACGCTCCTTCAATGCGCGGATTGCTCGGATACAATCTTTTGCCCCGCTTAAAGCGTCCGGTCGGGCGTACTTTTTTTCGATGGTCATGGTTGTTCCCTTTTCAATGTCAGTTCCCATCTGATTTTGTCCGCCATAGACTGCTCAGGATTGCGTATGCGCCCGTTCGCGCTCCATGACCGACCTTTAGACAATGCTGCTATATGCCAACCAGAAGCCTTGTAAATCGTCCCGCTGTGCGCTTCCGTGTCTTGGTAACTAACTAACCGCACAATGTCAGGGAAGCGCCTACGGATGATCCTAATCATCACCGCAAGCATTCTTGATGCCGTGTTCTTCGGCGCGTCATTGGCTATGGCAAAGCGGCGAAGTTCAAGGCAATATCCGCCGCTTGTTTTCAGCAAGTTATCGGCTACCGGCGTTGACCAGATCGCACTGGCATAAAACGTCCCTGCATATTCGGCGGCAAAGCAGATCGAATGCCGATTCCGGTCAATGTTTCCGCGAATAACCTTCGGCAATCGGCTGTGCCAAAGCGCGTTCAGATCAATCGCCTTGACCACGGAAACTTGACCCACATACAATTGGAGCGGCGAGGTCGGAATCGAACCGCCTCCTTCCTCTTGGAACAGAGGATGCACTACCCTTATACTTTCGCCGCTTTGAATCATGTTCCGTAACTTTCATATACGGATTCACACACCTTCGCGCACCGCTCAATCGTGTCATTGCACAGCATCTCATCCTCCGAGTACTTGTCCATTGCCGCCTTCAGTCTGGCGTTCTCAGCCAACACGAGGTCGTATTTTTCTTGAAGTTTAAGCAACACCGCCATGTCTATCTGTGTTGTTTGGATAGATGTAGGCATATCTTCTTGTTTCATTTCCCCTCCTCAATCTGCGCGAGTGCTTCTCTGGCAACGCTGTCGTGAGTACGCACCCGAATATCCTTCAACGCAGCCACCGCGAGGGCAAGACGACGTTCAAGTCTCTTTGCGTGTGATACATCGGATATCGGACCGGCCAATCCATCAGGCCAGTCCTGAGATGAATTCCACAAATCCCATTTTGCTACCCATGCGTCCGTTTCAGGCGTAGGCATATCTTCCTGTCTCATTTTCCCTCCCTTACTGCTTTCCACCTCAACGCCCTGACCTCAGCCTCCAGTTCAGCCGCGTGTCCCTCGCAATGCTTCAACCGCGCTTCCAGTTCCGCGATGCGATTCTCGTCAGTAACCGACTGCGCTACGAAATCAGCGTTCTCGTCGCAGACCCTGTTGAACGCATCAGCTAGTTCCGCGATGCGTTCCTTGTCCGTCAATTGATTGCCCATGATTGCGGAGAGCGGATATGTCTTTGTCGGGATCATTTTGCCTCCCTCCCTCGTGATTGGAGCCACTCGGTCAGGAGCGGAACTGACCTGGGCTTCCAATTACTACCAGACTCATAGGCAAATGGCTTACCGTGACGTTGTCTAGCTATTGTTACTTTATTGACAGATTTATCATCACTTTGACTCTTTTGATTCATCATAATTAATTTCCTCTCGTATAAGTCGTATAGCCTCTTCCAGCGGCATGGCTACTACCCAACCCTTGCCATCAGCCCTAAAAGCCACCAGAGGCCGTTCTGAGGCGTTTTGGAGGCTGTTTTGAGCCTCCTCCAGCCAGTCATATATCAATCCAATACGTTTCCTGCGTTTTATCTCCCACCGGTACGGTTTGGTGAAGATATCCGCACCCATGTCCCGTTCTTGGCCTAGCAGACGTTTGACGGGTATTGCCAAGGATTCGGTGAGGATCTTGCCTACCTCACGCTCACCTTCCTGTCCACGTTGCCTGTTGCGCCTACCTCGGCTGGATGCGGTACTCATTATTTAGACCTTAGCAATTGACCTTCAAATACATAGGAACCGATATGGGCTAGGTTGCACCAGGGTGCTGCCCAGACCTTGCCGCCAGCCTCACGCCAGATATTGCAAAAGTGGTAATCCTCTGACAGCAGCCGATTGGTTTCCTTCTCAATACTCGTAGTAAAGAACTCCTTGATAACTTCAGCCTTCAAATTACCGGAGAGGTCATTTACATCATTGGTATAACTCGGTACGGTCTTTGAGAGTTTTTTAAACACCTCTCTTTTGATGAGCATGAACCCCGTACCGCCATTCCAGATCTCTACGGGCTGATCCACCCGCACCGTAGCCTCACCCGTGTAGTTCTTGAGATTGACTACCCAGGCTCCCGTATGGTGCTTTAACTGGTCATCAGGAACGCCATTAGACATAGCTGCTTTGACGCTACCCCAGTTAATCTCTTTCTTGGGATAGATGCCACAAATAATCTCTTTGTTTGCAGCAATCATCGTTTCAATATCGGCGGGGTTGAAACGAATATCAGCATCGATGAACATCAGGTGAGTAGCATCTGTCTTTAAGAACTGATGAGCCATTGCATTACGCGCTCTGGTAATGAGTGATTCATTGAACATGAAAGACATGATGATAGGAAACTTGCCACCTACCTGATCTTTGAGTTGCAGCATCGACTGAGCATAGAACCCGCTGCACATGCCACCGTACATAGGCGTAGCTATGAACAGTTTAGGTATGGTCTGCTTGATCTCTTTGACCTTTTTTTTGGTAATTGCTTTCATATAAATTCCTTTAATTCCTTATGACGTTGTTTATGGCAAACATTACATAACCAAATAACTTGCAATGGTTTGTCGTAATCCTCGTGATGAGCCTCTGTTTTTTCTTTACCGCATCTTTCGCAATTAGACCTAATCAACTTCCCATGTCTTATTGCTTTTGCAACAGCACCGTGTGCTTTACCTCTACGGGCATCTTCTGCTCTCCATGCTCTAGTAACTTCTACCTGCAAAGCAATGCGGTGGGCAAGTTTCCCTCTCTTTCTGTCATATGCCCTTATCTTTTCTATATTTTCTTCACGATGAATTCCAACATCTTTTTTCGTACAAGTTTTGCACTTGTTTAGGTGACCGTCAGCCATTTGAGAATGCTTGTAAAACTCTGACAATGGCTGAACAGTCTTGCACTTAAAACACTTTTTAGAACGAGCCACGTTGTATCTCCTAGTGTGGAAACACAACCATTATAGACCCGTTCTAGTTAAAAGGGACATCCTGGTCATCAAACTTGCTCTTGGCTTCTCTTGGATACGCCTTTGATGCATCTCCACCGGACATAGGCGGGTTGTACATCAGGCTGATACAAGGGCCGGTAGAGGCGTTCCTAGACCATCCAGAGATTCGCATCTCTACATCATTAACTGTTATTGATCCTTTGAAATCTGGAGCCTTTGGATTGCCTTTCTTGTCATTGGTCCAGAGGATTCCTTTACCCTCTTCAGGTTTGGTTGCCATCGTGATATTCCCTTTTTTTGTCTACACCGATTGATATGAGCATTCCATTGTCAGTCTGTACTATCCATCCACCTATCCTGATGAGTTCTCCTTTATAAAGTAGTTCACCTTTCATATCTGGGGAGCCTGAATCAAACTTATCGTGATTCGTAAAAAGAACTCCCTTGCCTTCAATAACCCGTTTCGCCTTGTAGTTTGGGTATTCCATTTTCATCCAATCAAATGATATCTTGCGTATCTGGCATCCCCGTTGATAACCATCTCTGTACTGATGTTGTGACCATGCTTTTTGAGTTCGTCGATACGGGAAGCCAATCTCATGCAGGAAACTTTGGTAAGAGCATCCATAGGCGTGATTGGCCCCCGTTGCAGTAATTCCAGAATCAGATCGTTTTGGCTCCGAATTCCGCTGCGAACTCTGCTACCAACTTTTTTTCAGAGTCTGTAGCCTCCCTTGGGAAACGTGACTTGATCTGCTTGTAGACCTCGGTAGCCTGTACCAATCCGATACGCTGGAAGGTAGGTATGTTCGCTTTCTTCAGGCTCTCTACCTTCTCATCCTGCTCGGCAACAGAGAGCATTTTGGATGCCAGCACCTTGCATACCAGTTGATCCAGAGCGTCTATCCATTCAGTCTTTGAGTGATACATCTGCTCTTTGCGTCCAGGGATCTGCAAGGGCCATTGCTCTAGCGGTGCTTCAGGTATGTCATCGACCATTGTTTCTATTGTGTCAGTTCTGAGTACGGGACTGCTTGGAGAAGGATCATTGACGATCTCCACGCTTCCCATGTTTCTAACTGAGTTTGAAGATCTCGGTTCAAAGTCTCCGACTTCCTCAGGCGTATAAACGCCAACGACGCAGCCAGGATAGACCGTTCGTATGCCTTCGCTAATGACCCTCGCCCGTAGCATGGCACGAGGGTAGTTCTTCCACGAGTCTTTGGTGGCAAGACCGATCTTCTTCGCCTGAGCGAGAGTCCAACTAAGCGTAATCGACCCGCCGGCAGCATGGCTAAATGTGGCTTTAACTTCTTCATCTGTGTAGATATCCCATTGAACTTTGCCACCAGCGGCTTGGAAACGTGCCAGCATTGCATCTGCCTTCAGAGCGGGTCTACCTTGGATGACATGGTAGTCACGAGCTGCAATGGCTGGATGCATCCCTTCGGCTTGTGCTATCAGCATCAAGGCTATTGCTTGCTCTGGAGTCTTCATGCCAAACAATCCACTTTTGGCAATAGCGGTTCCCATCTTCTCTATATCTGACATTGGTACGAGATCATTCATTTGTTTTTCTCCAATTGGTATTGATGTTTAACCCATTCTTTTGCATGTTGTGAAGCGGTCTGGATCTGATCCAATGCTTCATAAGCACTCAAGTAATCCCGTTTAAGGATAAGGTCATGGGCCTTCTTTCTCATTTGTTTGATAGCTATAAGTGATTCCGAATAATCAATCATCAATAGTCTCCGGTATATATTTCTTTATCCTTACCTCATTTGCAGGAAATTCCTGTCGCATGATCCTCCAGTCTGCTCTTGCCCACTCTCTCTCACGGTTGAACGCCATCACCTCCCATTTGTTTCTGATCTTCATCTCTACTACCCAGATGAGGCGTTTCATTTAACTAAGAAACGTCTACTACCAGGGGTGTCCCTGACATACATGTCGTATGTATCAGGGAGAGCCTGTTGCATGGCTTTAGCATCGAACTTCTTACTACCTTTTGCTTGCTTCCAGGTAACCAAAGTTCCATTACCGCCTACCAGAACAGATGCTGTACCCATGTATTGCATCAACCGGCTCGTCAGGGTTATCTCATCTTTCTCAAGCATAGCTATCGCATCTTTAATCTTGCGTAACTGCTTTGCATCTTGCTCTACATTGCCGGTAGCTGCCATGATGCTGCCGTCATCTTTAGACAGGATCATGCGTAGATCATCTGGATGTTCTGCTGCCGGCGGGGTGCGGGTTTGGATACAGGCCCACAATGCGGCTTCTTGCTGGATCAGAACATCCTTGTGAGCCTGTTCCACATTGATCGGATATATACACAACTCCTGACCACCGAATAACACGCATAAATTAACAACGTCCACATTAAATACTGCTGCCTCGTGGATGACCTGCGCGAGGTCGCCATCAGGGATATTAGTAGATCCATTTTCCCCGTAATGATCCCTGCTAAATGCGCTGTAATTCTTGATCTCATAGAGCGTCTTATTATCCTCGCTCACATAGTCAAAGTGAGATCTCATCCATGGATGCTTCTGGTGAGTACCTTCGATATCAAGTTCCTTCAAGCGGATGTTCAGACGGTCCCCTACGGCCCTGGCTATCGGCTCCTGTAGGCGCAGTCCCCATTGCACGTTCTCCTTATCGCCAATGGTCTGGTCAATCTCCTTCTGTCTGGTCTTCTCCAACCAGACCTCACCTATACGCTTGTTGGCAATGCGTCGGGCATCACCGGACCAGATTGCGCTGTTGCGATTCTCAGGACTGAAATCAGCCACGGGCCTTCTCCTCGTTTATTTGTTGTTGTTGAATTTCTGAAGCTATATCCGAATGGGATACATGCGTAGATGGGACGATCTGGATGAAGTGCCGACCTTCAGGGCTGCATGTACCTCCAGCCATGCGCTCATCCCAAGCTCCGTAGTACGTTGGTTCACCATCGACGGGGTGATACTTCGTCTTGCGTCGGCAGAGGCCGAGTTTCAGACTAGTGATGGCGTGCTTGATGGGATCTGGGGGTATGAAGAAAGCACAATTAACACAATATGGCATTTGATATCTCCTTGATAAATTAACTACGGACTAAATTAACTACGGACTAACTCGCACACAAAAAACCTCACCCGTTATAAGACGGGTAGGAACTGCAATCATCTCGTTTATCTAGCTTACTTGCGGTCTTCTGCAAGCTGGGTTTTGCACTCGCCCGATAATGTATCCCCATCATCAAGGAACGACTAGCCCCATTCAGCACGTTTATCCGCATCCGTCTGATCCACGTTTGCGAGGGCTGGGTTATGGCCCCGTAATGCCCGATCAAAAGAAAAACCCCTACAGCTGGGTTCCAAGTTGCGGTTGGAGGGATCGTTACAGGAAGATCACCGACAACCGAAACCCATGTGTAGGGGTTCGTTCCTGTAACATTGCGCTCCAACGCAAGCCTGATCTTTCTCTCAGACGGGCAGATCATAAATGCGCGTATGGGCATTTGTCAATAGCCGATAAAGTACAGGGTAACCGCGAATACCAGGATGGTCCCCCAGAACACGTATTCGTCCTCGGTCATTGTTCATTCCCCGCTTTCCGGTCCTGTTTAATGGACTCGTGGATCTCGTGGGCATCAATACATGCGCGTCTATCGGCCTCAGCTACTGCGCGAGCGTATGACCCTTCCGGCAGGGTAATCGTGGCACAGCGTGTAGAGTGCGTTATACCGGCTTTATAGACCGCGTAGCCTGATATCTTGCCAACTGTTACCGGTGACACCCAATAATTGCCAGATTCGTACAGGGGCAGTTTAGGGGCATTCATACGGATTCACCATACCTGCCGATACGCGAGTTATGGCGATTCTTGAAAATGGCAATGGCCCTTTGCTTACAGGTATAGGCGTATTCACACAGGCCAACCATTGCAGCCGTATCGTGCCATTTTCCCATGTCACCGGTAGCAAAATCCCTGTGAGTAGCGCGATAGTCGTTTATTAGATCGGACACGTTAAAACGTGTTAGCTGTTGATCTGTATATTTTATTTTGTTCATTCTACCGCCTGAATATTCAGATTGGATTCAGTAATCTGTTTAATCTGGCAATAATCGGCATGATCCACAAAACCATGACGAGCGCAGAATCTGTCCAGGGCTTCGTTCATGTCATCCGCGATTACTGTCGTTTTGGAATGCTGTCCATCTGCCCAGATATTGAAAAGCATATAACCTCCTATAAGTTTATGATAAATCAGGCAATTGTGCCCACAATGCGCCCAGGTTAGTAGGCGCATTATGAGTAGACTGCTAGAGTACTAATTGACCATTGCTAGCTGCAAGATAGACCATTGCGCCATTGTAAAACGTGTCTACATCCTCTTCCCGACACGCTTCCCACTCGCGTTCATCCTCGTAACCTTCGACAACGATAAACATGTCAATTTTTTCGCGCTTGGATACCTTGAGTGCCAAGGTAATAGCTTTGTCCTTTGTCATGATTACACCTCCTCTTCGGAATCGGCATATTCGGCAATCTTGGAATCCGCAATATTCCAATAGTCAACATCCTGAAGGAACGCATCCGCATAGTCACGGACAAGGCCCTCGGGATATTGCTCTACCATTTCATTGACGATAGCTTTCATGCATTCCACGACTTCGGACGGACTGCTAGATGATCTGCCAGCTATATCACGCAGCGACATTCCATCAAATATCTCAAGATTGATGCGCCAAGTAGCGTAATTCGTCCAACCGTTGTATTTTTCCATGATTATTCCCTATAAATAATTGATAAATGATTATCAATGATAATCCGCAATCATCCTATCAATGCGACAAGATGATTGCAAGTATCATTATGCTGCAATAGCTTGTGGATTTGCCCAGTCTGCTATTTTCTGTTCCATTGAATCCCCTTGATAAACGATATCACCGCCGATAGCTTCAATGTATTGTTTTTGGAATGCCCCTGTCTTGTCGCGGCGAATAAATACTTTTTTTGCACCTATTGCACGAGCTACACGATTTAGCCATTGACCATAGGATTTAGTGCATCCCTCTTCTGATTGCATCTTTTCCATTTTCTTTTCAATGGGGGTTAGTACTGCAATAGCTTTCTTGGCATCCTGTAGATTCACTCGCATATAACAATCAACCGCTATTTCCATACCGTACATACCGGTAAATTGATAGCATTTTGATGCCTGGGAATGCAGTTTGATTGTATGTAATGGATGGTCATATCTATCGACTGAATCCGGCATTCCATCCGCACTCAATTCTGGTTTGCAGATATAACCTTTAATGTGAGCAAAATCACCGTCAAACTCGGTCCATACGCAAATAGCTGTTTCTTGTTTCATGTTATCTCCGATATATGATTAATAAATTAACTGCTATAACTCACTATCTCACTCATTGAATGAGATAGTAAATTATGCTGCTACTTTTTATTCATTTCCTTTAAGAATTCATCTTTCAAATAAGGGGAAGGAAAGTATGCAATCCCGCGCTCAATCCAACCCTGGTACTTTTTGACTAATTTTCTAAACTTACTGTTATCAAATGACATAATATATATGATCCTATTTGAATGGAAATGCTGCTAGTAATTCAATCATTGAATGAGATAGTAAATTATGCTGCTATATAGATATAGAATTCAATGCTGAGAACAACTGAATCATCCAACCTAGCATCAAGATTGTTATTGCTATTAACGCGCAGTCATCAACTATTCTTTTAATCATAATCATTCTCCGGTAAATTGATAAATTGTATTGCTACATGTATATATGCAAGTAGTATGCCAGCATTGATTAATCAATACATCATTGATTTCATTGATAATTCATTGGCATATACTTTGCATACCATGTTGATATATTGACATAACTGTCAGATATTCAACAATAATGACGATTATTCAACAAGTGTCGAGATTTCGACATAGCAACAGTATACGTATTAATACTGTACATATTATATAAGTATACTGTGCTGAGAATTCTATACATATCTTTCGTCATTTGCAAACCAACAGATAGCCTGGAAGGTCTCCTACCATCCGCCCTCCTCGCATGGGTATTGGGACCGGTGAGCCTACCGCATACTTCTACGCTCTACTCCTCTCCTACGCCCTCTCCTACGCTCTAGCATGGCCTGGGATGGGGTTGGCCTGTCATACGCTTCAACTAGCCCTCACCCTGCCCCTCGGCATGGACTTGGGGGGCTGTGTGTGCGTGACACCTCTCACTTCCCACCCCAAAAGAAAATCGGTTATTCTGCATCTTTATCAATTGGGGGTATGAACGTATGAATACGACAATTGCTGTAGACAAGTCTGTAGCAATGCCAGTTAGGAAGGCTGGTATGAGGACTGGGTATAAGTATCCGTATGAACGTATGAATGTTGGTGATAGTTTTGTTGTCAATACGGGTAGTAAATACTTGTTGAGTCAGATGTGTACGAAGAATAAGCGGGAGGGGGAGAAGTTGGGGATGGAGTTTGTGGCTCGACAGATGGAGGATGGGGTGAGGGTATGGAGGGTTGCTTAGGTTGTGTGAAGATGGAGGTAGCTACGGCAACCTTGATGGATGGGCGGGTGGTATGTAATGAGTGTCCCGATTGGATGTTGGAGTGTGAGGGGCGGCATATCTTGAAGACGGTAAAGACTGACAAGAAGATCAGGGATGCTTTGTCCTCCAGGCGTGATGCTGGCAGGGGTGATGTAAGTAGGTTGAGGGAAGTCATGTTGAAACTAAGGGGTCTGTAATGGCAACTACTGAAGAGATAATGAATCTGATTGAAGAAGAAAACTATCAAAAGATGCGGGAGGGTTTGCTGCAACGGAACATGCAATGGGCGCATCCTGATTGGCAAGCACAAATGACGCAGCTTCCGGCTCAACAGGAGCAAGCGTTCAATCAATGGGTTCAGGCCAACAAGGTTCCGTTTAATCCTAATGACAAATACCCAGACTACGATATGCGCGGGTATTACCAGTCCTTGCAGCAGGGTCAGGCTCCGGCAGCGGGAGTTAATCCGATAGATCAGCAGTTGCACTATCCGGATACTTACAAAACTCCTTATCACGAGTCTTTTAGTTCTGAGTCAAAGTGGGCAACAGAGGGAGCACCTTCTTGGCAGGATGATGAAAGATTGGTATCCCCTAAAGGCGAAGTTATATTTCAAACTAAGCCTGAATAATGAAATTTAACTTGCAGCAGTTCTATGCCTTTTGTTCTCAGTTGCAGATTGAGACTAAGGAGGAGGGACTAAAGAAGTTGGGTAAACCTCTGGGTAGCCAGACTTATGTGATGGATGAGTTCACCAAGGGATTGGCTGAGGACGTTCACTTCTTTGTGATCTTGAAGGGTAGGCAGCTAGGGATTACGACTATCTCTTTGGCCTTGGATCTGTACTGGACCTTCACCCACCCTGGTCTGCAAGCAACGCTGACTACCGATACGGAAGAGAACAGGGATATGTTCCGCTCGACTCTTGGGATGTACATGGAAGGATTGCCCAAGGAATACCGTATCCCCCTGATAGCGCATAACCGTAACCACTTGTCTTTGAAGAATAGATCCAGACTGTTCTATCAGGTTGCAGGGATCAGG